CGGGCGACGGGCGACGGGCGACGGGCGACGGGCGACGGGCGACGGGCGACGGGCGACGGGCGACGGGCGACGGGCGACGGGCGACGGGCGACGGGCGACTAGAAAAAAGGGTCCCATACCAATCACTCTCCCCACTTTCCTACCACCCAACACTAATTTTCCAACTCAGGTAGTTATTATCAACTAATTTTCCAACTCGGGTAGTTATTATCAACTAATTTCACAACTTGGGTAGTTATTACCAACTACAAGTCCAGTATGGATTATCAACTCCAAACTCGGCTACTTATTATCAACTGCAAAAATAAGTATTGTCAACTTTGTCAAAGCGTGCACCGTCCTCACCATGCCTCAACTAATTCAAGACGAGTTTGCCAAGCTAGACATCTCCCCGCAGCGCCGCTACCAGTTACGAAAGAGGCGTGATGGGTGCTGCCGCATTTGCGGAGCCCCTCGACTGGCCCCCTACGAGTATTGCGAAAAGCACTACCACGACCAAAAGAGGTACACCCGGACGGGCAGTTATGCGCCGCACCTCACCGAGCTGCTGCGAAAACCCCGCGCAGTTCGCGCAAAGGACATAATTTAACCATGCGATCCGACATCCACGCCAAACCTCCCAAGGAGTTAAAGAGGTTCTCCCACACCATCGAGCGGGGCTTGGTCAATGCCGCTCGCGTCGGGTCTGTTGGGCCACTGCGTCAGAAGCGCCTGGGCGCGTCCGACCCCATGCTGGTCGTCTTGAAGTCTCGCGAGTACACGGTGGAGGCCATCAAGACCCTGGTCAGCTTAATGAAGGGGGAGGTGCCAGCGGGCTCAGATGCTCAGGGTGTCCCGCCAGCGGTGCAGCTCCGAGCGGCGGAGCTGCTTATCGAACGGGGGTATGGCAAGTCTCCACAGGCTATTTTACTTCGGGATGACACCGCAGCAAACGCGACCAGTGCGCATTCCGTCCCCATCTTGGAGAGGATTGCGCAGATTAAGGCTGCGCAGGATACTATGGGGCAGACCACCGACTTGGAAGCCTCCGAGGCCGTCTTGGTCGAAAAGGAAGCAGACTTCACTGAAACCTCCCCGGACCCACAAGAGGACATCATATGACTCCCGATAACAACCTCATCAGTTTCAATGGGCCGCATCACAACGGTCTCACCGTCGAGCACCCCGACTTGATCTTGCCGACGCCCCAGACAACGGACACTCTCAAGTTCAGCACTGAGCTGACGGCTTTCCGAGGCATCTTTGGCAAAGTGTATTCAGGAACTGAGGACGCCGTGGACATCAATAATCGCTGCCATGACATCGTCCTCGGCTTCGACACCGTCGTGCTTGGTGGCAAGATGGGGATCACCATCAAGGGCGGATCAAAGGACATTGGGATCACAATTCGCAATCTCGTTGGTCGGGGGCAAGAGGTCGACGTAGACATTGGCAACTGGTCGGACCAGTCGCACGAGCCCGTCACCGGCGTCTATTTGGACATCCGACGTGCGGACAAGTCGCCGGTCACGGTGCGGGTCATTAACGGCGAGAAGCCCTTGTTGGCTCCAGGCAGCGGACCCTACAAGTTTATCTTTCCGCAACCGTGGATACCGCTCTCCCTCAGAGCCAAGGTGTTCCAGCAGCTTCGCCGCAGCGGTCTGTTCCGATGAGTGAGCCCAACCCGGTCAGCACGCAGTTTCTCAGTTTCTGGGACTTCTTTCGTGATGCCTTTGTCCCGCTAAACAACTTGGAGCTGCCGCTGAAGCAGCTTCACAAAGACACCTGCGAAGCTCTCCAGGCCGCAGTACTGGGGGAGCTGAACAAGTCTTTTATCGTGGTCAACATCCCACCCCGCGTGGGCAAGACTAAGATCATGGAGGCATTGGTGTGCTGGCAACTGGCCTACTTCCCCGACTCCCAGATCATCTACACCTCGTACTCAAACGAGCTGGCCAAGACATCAGTGCGCTACGTCCAGCAGGTGATGGTAAGCCCGTGGTATCTGGACTTGTTTGCAACGCGATTGGGGGCGATCCGGCAGGCAGACCATTTCACCACCGCCAGCGGGGGCAAGGTCTACGGCGACGGCGTCGGTGGCTCGCTTACCGGCCTGGGTGCCGGGCTGAAGCGACGGGCGGGCGGGTTCATCGTCCTCGACGATCCGAGCAAGCCAGACGAGGCGCTGTCCCGAGTAGAGTCGGACAAGCTGCGAGTGTGGTTCGAGAACACCCTCAAGTCCCGCCGCAACAGCTCGCAATGGACACCGATCATTATCTGTATGCAAAGACTCGATACGGAAGACCTGTCGGGGTTTGTGTTGAGAGAGTATGCTGCGGACGTGCACCATATAAAATTCTCGGCGTTCAACAATATGGGGGAATCTACGATTCCCGAGACGGTCAGCACCAAGTCCCTGCTCGACACCCAGCGGATCAGCCCGTTCACCTTCGCCGCGCAGTATCTTCAGGAGCCGACGGTCATTGGTGGCAACCTCATCAAGATAGGCGATTTTAAGTATTACGATCCCGCCTACGCTCCCAAGTTTGAGTTCAAGGTCATCGCGGCAGACACCGCCATGAAGACAAAAGAGGCGAATGATTACTCGGTTTTCCAGTGCTGGGGGCGGTACCAGAAGAAAGCCTACTTGATTGACCAGATGCGAGGGAAGTGGGCTCCCGCAGACTTGATCCGCAATGCGCGGGCGTTCTACGAAAAGCACCATCGGGCGGCGTCTCCGGTGGCCTACATGAGCGTTGAGGAGGCAGCGGCGGGGCTGACCCTGATTCAAGACCTGCGCAAGAAAGGCATCCCTACCAAGGGCGTTATCCGCCACCGAGACAAAGTCACCCGTGTGAAGCAGATTCTTGCCTACCAAGCGACGGGCATGGTGTGGATACCCAAGGAGGCATCCTGGCTCCCGGCGTTTGAGCAAGAGTGTGCGGCGTTCCGCGAAGATGGCAAAAGCAGACATGACGACCAAGTGGACGTGTTTGCCGATGGCGTGTTTCTGTGTCTTGGCAAAGGCACAAGCATTCTCAGCGTTATTGGTGGACGCAGGGCGGACCGAACAACCCCCGCCCCAGAAAACTCGGGGATTATCTGACCCACAAGACTAGTCGTAGGATTCGTCTTGCTTGAACGTCCCGCCTACGACAATACGAAACTCAAAGATGACAGCCACCGACACCCCAGAACGCGCCAAGACTAGGGTCAATAGCCTCTCAGATTTGGTGACAGGCGTCACCGGGGGCAACCCTTACGACACCCAGACCATTGCGCAGCCTTACACGCTGGCGCAGGGCAACTCCTACGTCCCGATCTCGCTGAATCGTGTCCTGCTGTCGTACTCGTTTATGACCCAAGGTCTGATTCAGACCGTGGTAAAACAGCCGGTCGAAGATGCGTTTAAGGGTGGGTTCGACATCAAATCCAACGAGCTTTCGGACGAGGACATTGCGAAACTTCAAAACGCTATCCGCCGACCACGTCGACGGAACCGCAGCAGCAAACTAGACCGCTTTACTCGCAAAATCAGCCCGAACTCCTCAGTTGCCTTGGGCCATTCCGACATCCGCACAGCGATGGATGTTCTGAACTGGTCTCGGCTCTACGGTGGCGCAGGGCTCATTATCAATACCGACCAGCCGTTTAATACGGAACTCGACATTGAAAAAATCGGCAAAGATTCGCCGCTGGAGTTTCTTTCCGCAGACCGCTGGGAGTTGATTCTCAGCCAGATGAACATTTTCGACACTGCCAACCCGACGCCGTTCAATTATTACGGCCTCCCGTTGCACCGCACACGAGTGGTGAAGGTGCTGGGCATCCAAGCTCCGAGCTACATTCGGCAGCGGTTACAGGGTTGGGGAATGTCGGAAATCGAAAGGTGCATTCGGGCGATCAACTCTTTCGTCAAATTTGAGAACTTGGTGTTCGAGCTATTGGACGAAGCCAAGATCGACGTGTTTCAGATCATGGGGTTCAACGACGCCCTGCTCACGGACGAAGGCACGGCAAACACGCAGCGGAGAGTGGACTTGGCGAATCGGATGAAGAATTTCCAGAACGCTCTCGTGATGGATAAAGAGGACTCCTACCAGCAGAAACAGCTCTCTTGGTCTGGGCTTGCCGAGATGTGGAATGAAATCCGGCTCAACCTGTCGTCGGACCTCAAGATTCCGATGAACAAGCTGTTTGGCCAGAGCGCCACCGGCTTTGGCGGAGGCCAAGACGCCATCGAGAATTACAACTCGGTTGTTGAGCAAGTCCGAGTGGACGCCGAGCCCGTCGTCATCGAGATAGTCGATTTGCGCTGTCAGCAACTCTTTGGCTACGTCCCAGAGTACACGCTTGCTTGGAAGCCTCTTAAAGCTCTCGACGGCGTGCAGGAGGAAGAAGTCCGATCCAAGAAGCAGGCTCGCGTGATGGAGCTGTTCTCGCAGCGTCTGGTGACAGGTATTGAGGCGTCCACGATCCTGCGTCGGGAAAACCTCTTGGACATCGAGACGGAGGTGTCGAAGGGGTTGCGTGATGTTGAGCCGATGATGCCCAATGCGGGCGACCCTTCTGATAAAGTAGCCGTTGCCGGAGACAAGAAACCGGAGAAGTGAAGACTACTCTTCAACCTCTGATCCACCGCGACAGCTACACCGGCTTCGTGGAAGCCGAAATTACCAGCTACCTGTCTGAGACGGTCTATAATCCGCTGATTGACCTTCTACACTCAGAAGGTCTCCGAACCAACGAGAACAAAGAGCATAGCGCGGTGTGGGACGCCATTATGGCGGGCACCCTCTGGTATGCCGCAGGCGTCTTTACGGGGATTTTTGACGCTGCAATCAGTCGGGAATTAAGAGCAATGGGTGCCAAGTTCACGGCCAATGGATTTGTTCTCCCGATAGATGAAATTCCAATCTCCCTCCGAGGAGCTTTGGCTTTATCTAATTCAAAGAGTCGGACGCTGCATCGAACAGTTCAGTCTACATTAGACGAGATGCAGGAGAACATCTTGATCGCGGCCACCGGAATGCTGTTTTCAGATGTTGTTGACAAGATTACTGAAGACTTACAGGGACAGTTAGTCCGAACCGTATCCGCCGAAGCCTCACTTCCAACACTCCCCAAGACCCCACAGGGCTTGATAGAGACGCTGAAAGAGAGTCTTACCGGCGAAATGACTCGGGCAATCAAACAGAGTGCCCTCGAACAAATCAACTACCTCCGTGCTAAAGTCTTGGACAACCTCCAGAACGGCGGACGCACCGACCGACTCGCCGAGCTTATCCGGGCGTACTTCGGCGTTGCCAAGCGGCGGGCGCGTTTCATCGCCGAATATGGGGCGGGCCAACTTGTCTCCGATTTTAGGGAGACAAGTTACGAGGCTCTCGGATCGACTGAATACGTCTGGGATACCAGCCACGACGAAAAAGTTAGGGCTGACCACCGCGCATTGGACGGGCGGGTCTTCTCGTGGAGTAATCCACCCATCGCCGACCGGGCCACGGGCTTTCGGGGGCACCCCGGCCATGCGGCAAATTGCCGGTGCACTGCCCGCCCGATAATTAACTTCTCGTGAGCACCACCCTCGACACTCTTACCACCGACCTCCGCTTTGCGGACGGACTCCGTTTCAACATTGCGGCAGAGTCGCGGAAGTTTGACTGCAAATTTATTGAGCCTGGGATCGTGTCTTACAAAGACCAAGGCGGCGGTATTGAGCTGTTGCGCAAGGAAACGCTGGATCGCTGCATGGCTTCCGCTATTGGCAACCCGCTTATCTTAGGCCATACCTACATCCACGCCAAGAATCGCTTGGAGCTGGAAGAGGGGATTGTCCACAGCTTCGCCTACAACTCAGACGACGGGTGGTATTACGTCTCTGGTGAGGTCAGTACTCCATCGGCTCAAAATCGGATGCGTCGAGGCGAACGCCCTTCTTGCGGATACCGAGTCAAAGAACTCGGACCGGGAGGAATGTATCACGGCATCAAATACGACGCCGAAATTTTAGACATCGAATTTAACCACTTGGCTATCGTGGACAACCCACGCTACGAATTGGCTGAATTTCGTCTGAACTCAGTCAACGTCAACGTCAGCAACCCAACCAACATCATGTTCAAATTCCTGAAGAAGCTCGTCACCCGTGAAAATGGTGCTGACGGCACAGTGACGGAGTCTACTAAAATGGAGGCCCACGAGGTTTCCGGTGACACGGAAATCGAAGTCGACGGCAAGATGGTAAAACTTAACAACCTTGCCCAAACCTACATGGCCGAAACCAAAGCTGCGGTTATCCGCACTGCTTCTGGTGACGACGAAGTCGAAGTTGACGGCAAAAACGTCAAGCTCAACGAGCTGGTCGATTGCTACAAGAAAAACATGGGGCGCAGTAACGCCGCCCCTGTGGTTCCTGTTGTGGTTGCTCCAGTCGTCGCCGCCGCTCCTGCCGAATCCGATGAGCAAAAAGCCATTCGTGAAAACGGAGCCAAGGCTTTTGCCCAACTGCAAAACGCAGCCGTCGGTCAAACCGCTTCCGAATTTGCTAGTTCTAGCGATTCTCTTTCTGAACGTTGCGCTCGTGGCACCAAACGATACTAATTCATTCCTGCAAGACTAACCCAACACTAATCCAATACTAACATGGCCTTCCTAACTCAGCCCATGAATCTGTTCACCCAGGCTCCAATCTTGGGGCTTGTGAGCATGATTCCCTCGCCGAACGTCGTCTCGGCTCAAATCCTCTCTACGTCTTCTGCCACCGCGATCCAAGTGGGTTCTGCGGTCAAGCTGGTTGACGGCGTCTCTGGCAGCATCCTCGTAGATGTCTGCTCTGGACCGACCGACGGTCCGGTCTACGGCGTAATCCTTTACGACGCCCGCAAGAACCTCTATGTCGCCAACGACATTGTGACTATCGGGTGCTCTGATACCTACGTTTATCTCCGCACTTCCGCAGCCGTGGCTCGCGGTGCCAAGGTCACGATGACTGCGGCCACCACCACCACTGACTCCCTCGTCACGACCGTGTCGTCTCCGTCGACCCAGTACGTCACGGGTATTGCCATTGACAAGGCGGCTGCGGCTAACGACCTCATCCGAGTTCGCATCGCTCCTTCCCTCAACCTCGGCGTCTAAGCCATAACCTCAAACACCTACACCATGAAAAGTGTTCTCTTCCGCAATACTGGCAAGTTCGACGCGCAGGGCAAAGAAGTCCGCGAGCCGATCTTCCTCAACAACCGTCACACCGCGAGCAAGTCGCTCTATCTGGGTGGCGAACGCAACAACGGTTTGGATACGCGCTACAACGCTGCCGCCGCCACTGCCGAGAATGCCACGGGGTATCAAATCCTTGTGGACACACTCACCTACATCAAGCAACAGCAGAGCGAGCAGACGTTCTACGAGCTTGGCTCGTTCGGTCTGACTCCTTCCAGCTTCGTGCCGGTGGCTGTCGGCGATGGCTCTTGGTCCGCAAACATCCTCACCCGCCGCACCTACTCGAACGGCGGCGATTTCGAGGCGGGCCTTGTTCGTCAAGCGGGCAATAACACGCGCCTTTCTCAGTCCGACGTTTCGATGGACTCAGTGTCCATCAACACGTTTATCTGGGATGACGCCGTGCAATACACGCTTGCAGAAATTGAGCAGGCTTTGGTCGCTTCTAACTGGGACATCATCTCCAGCAAACACGAAGCCCGCCTCAAAAAGTGGCAGCTTGGTGTGCAGGCGATTGCGTTCCTCGGCACCAAGTCGGGCAACATGGAAGGTCTGTTTAACAACAACAAGACCAACATTAACACCTCGCTCATCACCGCGCCGATCAGCGGTCTCAGTGCTGCGAACTTTGCAACCTTCGTGCAAACCCTGATTTCGACCTACTGGACGAACTCGGGCAGCACGGTGCTCCCAACCCACTTCGTTATTCCGATGATTGATTATCTCGGTATGATGACGTTGGTCCCTGGCTCGGCTGGTACTTTCCCGGTCCCCATGCTGACCTACTTGGAGAATGCGTTCAAAGCTCTCTGCGGCCCGAACTTCAAGGTCATTCCAGTGGCCTACGGTGATGCGGCTATCAGCAACAGCCTCCGCTCGATCAACAAGAACACCTACGCTCTCTACCGGTACGATCCAAAGTCGCTCCGCATGGACATCCCGGTGGACTTCACGGTCACGCAGCCCCAGACCATCAACAACTGGCAATTTGAGGACGTAGCCTACGCGCAACTCACTGGCGTCGGTTTCTACAAGCCACTTGAGACCCTGCTGTTCCAGTACTAAAAAGCACTAACATGGCCAACGCCGACTCCCCCATTCCCGCCGTCGTACTAGCCGACGTGCGGGTCTACAACAAGAGCCCGCAACGCTCGTTCCTCCACGATAAATTCGTGCTGGCACCCAACTCATTCCTCACCGTCCCAGCGGCGGTGGCGAATCTCTGGTTGAGTGGCTACCCAGACACGGTTGTGGAAGCTGGAGTTGCACAAAAAGAGCTTGGGGGTTTGTCCTCCGAGCTGTCCGCAGCCAAAGCCCGCATTGCCGAGCTTGAAGCTGCTGCCGAGAAAAAGAAACCAAGCAAGAAGACCGACGAGGTTGTCTAATCCGGTGGCCTACCTCCTCCCATCCGTTGCCGATTTCAAGGCGCAGTTCGTGCGGGACTTCCCGTTTGCGACACCTGCCTTTGTTGTCGGGGTGGTGGGGGCAACGGCCACGGCATCCGTAAGCTCCGGGGGCGTCTCTGGCATCGCAGTGACTGCCCCCGGTAGTGGTTTGAGCAATACCACACCCCTGTCCGCCGTAATCTACGGCGGCGGGGGTGTCGGTGCTCTTGCTTCCGTAACAGTCACCGCTGGTGCGGTGACAAGCATTCCAGTTAGCTCCGCAGGGTATGGCTATACTGAAGCACCCCGCGTCTACGTTTCATTGGGTGGTGACAACACCAACACCGAACGGGTCACAGATTTCGACATCGCTCGTGCGTTTAACGCCGCCGAGTCTTTCAACATGACCCGCACTCTTTCAGGTTCGCAGGCGGCTTTTACCTACGCCTATGGACTCCTGTCGGCCCACTACCTTTGCGAGACCCTGCAAGCAGGCGGCTCCGGGTTAGGCGGAAAAGCCGATTGGTTGACAAGCTCTCGAAGCGTCGGCAACGTCAGCGAGTCCTACAACATTCCGACGCGAGTTCTGAACAGCCCGTTCTTGGCCAAGCTCTCGCGCACGACTTACGGGGCGCAGTTCCTTGAACTCGTGTCCGCATCCCTCATCGGCAATTTCCAATCGTTCCACCGGCCAACTTTGCCATGACCTCGGTGAGACTCAACTTGGACCCGTTAAAAGACCTTCAGACGGCTCTCCAAGGATTGGAGGCGGGTCGAGCGCAAGTTGGAATTTTTGCCGACAAAGCGGAGCGCAGGCCCGATTCCAGCCGAGAGCCCATAGATAATCCGAGCCTTGGAGAAGAGCACGAGTTCGGTGTCGGAAACATACCGCAGCGGTCTTTCTTGGAGATGCCTCTGAGATTATACCTAGTAGATGAGATTCATCGCTCCCGTGCAGGCTTTGGCCAGCTCCTGGCAACGTCTTTAACGGAAGCTGATGGGGTTACTAAGCTGCTTGCGAGGTTGGGTAAGGCAGCAGAGGCCGTCGTTGACTTAGCCTTTTCCTCGGGCGGATTTGGCCACTGGCCGAAGTTGCACAAAGAGACGCTTCTTGCCAAAGCTCCCGAGACGCGCATTCTTATTGAGACGACCCAACTATGGGAGTCTGTGTCTTCCCGCGTCGTATGATCGCTCAAATCGGAATCGCGTGCGCCAACCGTCTCAGCGTCTCGGACGCAGCTTTGGCTCTGCCATCGCTCTACGCCTCTATCGTAGGTTGGTTCCGCCCTCTGGTGCTTGGCCGCGTAACCAAGACCGTAGTGGATTTTGAGACCAAGGAAGTTTTCCGAGAGTTTCGTTGCATGGGGGTGATTCAACCTTTTGGAGTCCAAGAACTCAACATGAAGCCCGAGGGGCAGCGGAAATGGAACTGGCAGATGTTGCACACCACTCGCGACGTTAATCTCCTCAACGACGAGCGGTTCACCCTCCGGGGAACTCCGTTCCGAGTGATGCGAAAAAAGGACTACTCTGACTATGGATATGTTGTCTATGAACTGACGCAGGACTATACGAAGGCGGCTCCCGATGTCTAAAGAGTTCATCAAAATTATCGCGCTCATTATTGAGCATGAACTTGATTTGGGGAAGGACCAAGTGATTCTCGCAAATCAGAAATTCGACATCCCATCAGATGATCGGCTTTACATCTCAATCGAGTTAATGGGCTCTCGTCCCTTTGGAGCAAAAACGGAGTACGTTGCAGACCCAATTACTGGGGAGCTGGTCGAGACCCAAGGAGTAAATTGCCAAGAAATGTATTCAGTTTTGGCTTACAGTAAAGGGCCGACGGCTCGTCAACGCCATTGGGAAATTGCCCCTGCACTGGTGAGCACCTTCGCCCAACAGCAACAAGAAGAGCACTCTTTCAAAATCGGCTACTTGCCTCGGATGACTGATGTCTCGGGGCTGGATGGAGCTTCTCGGCTCAACCGATACAGGTTGACCTTTGTGGCGCTTGCCGCATACCGGAAATCGAAGCCGGTGGAATACTTTGACCAATTCGCCCAGCCGACAATCATCTCGAACCCATAACCGACCATGAGCTTTATCGCCGCCAGTAATTTCGTCTCTGTCAGCGTCTCTTCTCCGCCCACCGGCTTGAAGCAGTACGCCGTCAACAACCTCGCGCTTTTTACTAACGAGACTCCGGTCAATGGAGCCATCACCTTTGCCGTCCCAGGCATCTATGTCAGTCCAACCGACGTGTTGGCTGACTGGGGCGCTGGCTCGGAAGCCTACGCGCAAGCGGTCCTTGTGTTCAGCCAGTCGCCGAACATCCTCGATGGAAGCGGCACCCTCATCATCGTCCCCTTGGCCGCCAGCGGCACCAACTCGACGCTTGCCGAGGCAATCCCGAACGCCCTCAAAATTAACTTCTTTGGTGGGGCTATCTGGGCGGGCCTTACTCCAAACGACGCCGCAGTCCTTGCCGCTTCGACCGCTTGCCAATCCCTCCGCGTCAAGCTGTTTGCTAGCTCTCACCTTACCGCCTCTGTCGCTGGCTATTTCACAACCATCCGAGCGGCAAGCGAGACGCACACCCGCTGCCTGCTGTACACCGAAGGAGCAACCGCATTGCTGGCCCGCAAGATGGCCGCAGCCTATGCCGGTCGCGCTCTTTCTGTAAACTTTGATGGGGTCAATACGACCGCCACCATGCACTTGAAGACGCTAGTCGGGATCGCCCCAGACACTGGCATATCCCAGACCCAGCTTACTGCGTGTGAGACCGCTGGCGTGGACACCTATCCAAGCGTCGGCGGTGGCGCGCAGTATATCGGAAAAGTTTACAGCACTGGCGGCAACGAGTACTTCGACAACGTCTACAACCTCGACTGGCTTGTCTTCTCGCTTCAAGTCGCAGGCTTTAACGCCTTGGCAACTACGAGCACGAAATTGCCCCAGACTGAGCCAGGAATGGCTCTCCTGAAGGGTGCCTACATCAATGTCCTTCAACAAGCATTATCTAATGGGTTCATCGCTCCAGGTACGTGGAACTCAGCGGAGTTGTTTGGGAAACCTGCCGACCTTCGTCGCAACATCCTCAATCAAGGCTACTACATTTACAGCCTCCCAGTGACCCAGCAGACGCAAGCAACGCGAGAAGCTCGCGAAGCCCCGTTGGTTCGCATCGCTGTCAAGTTCGCGGGCGCTATTCAAAGCTCCGACGTGCTTGTCTCCATCAACAAGTAATCCACCCATCCCATGTCCACCGTCTCACTCACTGGCAACGACACTCTCGTCATCGGCGGCATCGTCCTCAACGACTTTGCCGACGGAGACTGGTTCACGATCACTTACGACAACGATCTTGCCAATTTGAAGCGGGGCAAGAACGGCAATTCGATCTTCGCGGAAAACTCAATGGGGCTGGTTGGCACGGCCACTTTGCGTCTGATCCGTGCTTCCGATGACGACAAGTCTGTGGACGCGCTGCTCCAGCAGCAACTCCAAGACTTCTCGTCCTTCGTGCTGCTCGACGGACAAGCAACGAAACGCGCTGGCGACGGCATGGGCAACATCACTTCGGACACCTACAAGCTCCAAGGCGGCATCTTTAAGCGCATGGTGGATGCGAAATCCAATGCGGAGGGTGACACGGATCAGAGCGTTTCGATGTATCGCTTCGAGTTCGCGAACGTCTCCCGCCAGGTGTTCTAATCAATCGGCTCCGAGCAAGAAGAGGATCGTTTCTAGGGGTCACGAATCCTCGCACCGACGCCATATCGGGCTTGCTCGGAGTCTCTCGACCCCGACCAATTTATGCAAGACCCCATCACACTAAAGAGCGGCTCGACCTTGGAAGTCGGGATCGCTTCGTTCTCCGCAGGCCACCGTCTGATGAAGACGGTAGCCAAGGAGCTATCATTGGTGAACTTCGACTTGAATCTGTCGAACTTCTCCGAGTTGTCTGGTCAGGACATCAACGTCCTGAAGAACGCCATTTTTCAGCTCCTTCAATCCGACTCTTTGGAGGCGGCGCTGATGGAGTGTGCCAAACGGTCGCTCTACAACGGTCAGCGGATTACCCCGCAGACCTTTGAACCTGAAGACGCTCGGCAGGATTACCTGCCCGTTGCGTGGGAGGTGATGAAAGCAAACCTCTCCCCTTTTTTCAAGGGGCTCGCCTTGTCGTCCTTGACAAGCGAAAAGCCGACATCAAGCGCCCAGCGATCCGAGTAACAATGGACCAAGAAACGCTCATGGCTCTGAGATTAGCTCGTGAGGGTTTTGGCGGGGGAGACCCCGCTCGGATTTTTGCCATGCCTACCAATATGGTCCTCGACGCTTGGGAGTTTGTGAATTTCCAAGCTGAATACGAGGAAACCACAAGGGAGATGAACAAATGAAAGTCGCTGAACTTTTTGTAGAGTTGGGTTTCGCCGTAAAAGGTGAAGACAAGCTCAAAGGATTTGAAGCGTCCCTGATTTCCGCTGCGGCTGCGGCAAAGAGCTTGGTAGCTGAGTTGACCACTCTAGCGGGTCTTAAACCCCCACAGCAAGGAACTGCCGCACAGCAGGTAGCTGCCGCTCCGACAACCGCACAGCAGGTAGCTGCCCCCTCTGGAGTCCTACCCCCGATACTTGCGCCTCAAACAGCCATACCGCCTTCGACAGCAGCATCTCCTGGGGCTGCGATCAATCAATCGCTCAAGAGTTTCGGCGTCTTCGCCAAGCAGTTGCTCGGACTAGGATCGCTGGCGGTCATTTTGAGGCAGCTTGGATCGGCCTTAGTTGATATGACTAAGACAACAATTAAGACCAGTTTTGCCACGGACAAATTTGGTAAGGCCACTGGTCTTTCGCGAGAGGAGTTGTTGAAATGGCAATACGCCGCTGGCAAGTCAGATGTCTCACCAGAGTCTATCCGAGATAACCTTTCAAACTTGGCCCAGCGGGCTTTTGAAATGAGGTACCTTGGGCAACACCAAGAAGCTGCCAGCCTGCTTACTGGTTGGGGGTTGGATATGCAGCTATCCCCTGACAAGCTGCTTGAGCAGTTCGGAAAACGATTTGCGAACAGCTCTCTCAACGAGGCGCTGATGATCGCCAAAGTCGCTGGAATTAGCCCTGACGTAGCTTACATGATGCACGCCAACAAGGGCGTCATTCCGACTAGGCCACCAGGAGAAGCTCTAAGCGCAGAGCAACAATCAGCCGTTATGAAAGCTGGAACGGCCCTCAATAATTTGGGGACCAGTATCTCGGCGCTTAAAGACAAAGCTATTGCCGAATTAGCGGTCAATTTTATGGATTTGGGTAAGGGACTTTCTTTGGTTTCTAGTTTCTTTTTGGGTGACGGTGGGCGTTTATTATCCGCAACGCTGCTCGCACTCTCCGCATTTAATGCGCAAGCCGTAGCGACACCCGCCTTACCGGCGCAAAGAAACTCCGGTCAGCCCAGCGCAACGACCTACAACGTCACCAACAACAACCAAATCGACGGAGCTAGAGACCCAAATATGGTTGCCCGTGAAATCAGCGAGGCCAGTTATCAAGCTCCGAAGAACACCGGCCCATGAACATCATCCCGACGGACTCCACCAGCATCTACTCGATTCTCAGCACGCTTGCCGTGCGGGATTCGCAAGTGGTGTTGGTGCGTCCGGGGAACCCGCCTCCAGGCATTGCCGGGTTCCTCTTGGACTTGGCGGAAGAAGACACGTCGGAACTCGAAAGCGACATCACTGACCACTACATCGAAAACAACACAGCCATTCAGGACCATATTGCTTTACGCCCCGAAACGATCACTGTTACAGGACGAGTTGCGGAACTTGTAAAAACTGTCCCAACAGTGCGCCCGATTTCCCCGGTCCCAAATACGATGCCTGACATTCCAGAAATGCAGCCAGAGTTCACGGATGAGCAGCAACTGGATCAAGATGAAGTTGCCACGACCACAGCCCAAGACGCCGCCGCAGTAGCCTCTTCCGCCAGCCTTTTTGGTTACTACCAAGACCAAGCCAAGCAACAACCGGGGCAGACCAAGCAGAGCTACATCTACAATTTCTTCTACCAACTTTGGAAGGGACGGCAGCTATTCTCAGTTGAAAGCCCGTGGGGCATTATGGAAAACATGGCGATCCAAAGCGCCTCAGCCAAGCAGGGGGCTGAAAGTAGGTCGGTGACGGAGTTTACAATCACCTTCAAAAAAATCCGTGTCGCACGGGCAATCACCATCAACGCCGGTCTTCTCACCGGACGCCGCACTGGTGGGGATCAGTTCACCCCAAGTGTAAACTCGGCTTTCGCTGGTCGCGCCCAGCAGATGCAGTCAACGGAGGTTCGCAGTGGCATCGTCGGTGCGCTTCAACCAACAGCGACCCAACTGGCGAACTTCAACGGATACTGGCCAACCCTCTGATGAAGATTGTCACCGGCATCACCTCGCAGCCAAAGCAGACTATTTTCTTCGTCCTGTCCGATGGGTCGCAGGTGTCAGTGTATCTTGAATACAGACCTCAACAACTTGGTTGGTTTGCAAACTTCAGTTGGCAAACATGGACGTTGAACGGTTTGCGCCTCGTAGCCTCGCCCAACATTCTTAGGCAATGGGGAGAAATAATCCCCTTTGGGTTTTCTATTCAAACTCAGGAGTTTGTGGAGCCCGTCAATCAAACGGACTTTTCTCAAGGAATCGCCATCCTTTACCTTCTCGATGCCGACGACGTAGCATCTACCAACGAGACAATTTACGAAGGGAACTGACGTGGAAAAGTTCAACCGAATTTATTCCCTGCAAGTCGAGGTCTCGGCAGGGTACTCCGTATCGCCCTATTCGCAATCGGCCAACTACAACGTCGAAATCACCCTGCCAAACACGGTCGAATTTACGATTACGAGAGCCCTCCTTGGGTCATCTCAGACGGGGTCATTCAAGGTCTACAATCTCCAAGAGACCGTGCGGACAGCAATGCGGAAGGACTATTCTCACGCTTCACAACTCCGAGCAATCAAGTTTCGTTGTGGTTACGCGCCCAGCGAAGAGTTTCAGCTCCCTCTTGTGTTCAACGGCACCGTAAACACTTGCTTCAGTTACCGGCAAGGAACGGATTGGATCACCGAGATAAATGCCTTTGACGGCGGGTGGCCAATGGCCAACGCAAACAACGTCAGCATGACCGTGGCACCGGGAGCCAGTGCCGCTCAAACCATTGTAATGCTTTCTCGCCAGATGCCAAATCTCAGCGGGACACCCATCGTAGGTGATTTCCCTATTCGCAACCTGCGAGGAGAAGTCCTCTTTGGGAATATATGGACCCTCATCCTTGAAAAATCTAACGGGTTTGCGGCTGTCGACAACGGGCAAGTCAAAGCCTTGAATCTGAACGAAGTCTTCCGAGGACCAATCACACTCATTTCCGAAGAAAGTGGTTTGCTTGGAAGCCCAAAAAGGTCTGAGACCTTTGTTGAGTTAAGTATGCTGTTTGAGCCCAGCCTCAGTGTTGGCCAAATCGTTGAACTTTACAGCACCGTCGACAGGAGCCTGAACCGAGATTGGAAAGTTTTCGGATTTGAGCATCACGGTACTATCTCCCCATCCATTTGCGGAGAGCTGCTTTCAAGCGTAAAATTATCGCTTCCGCCCGACGCTTTTCGCATTGTTGCTGGACAACCCGTACTATGAGCGAGCCCATCACCAGTCCAATTCCACCGGACCTCCGTTCACTATTAACGGACTTGAAAAAAGAAATTTTCTACGGGCTCAACTGTCACCAAGTCGGAGTGATTAACTCTTTCGATCCGACGACGCAGACTGCCACGGTGCAGATTCAAGTGCTGCGCAACATCGGGAACACCCAAGTTGCTTACCCACTTTTGACTGACTGCCCGGTTATCTTCCCAGGCGGTGGGGGTGCCTACATGACCTTCCCCGTGGCCAAGGGCGACCCGTGCTTGGTCCTGTTCAATGATCGCGACCTCGACCTCTGGTTCACTACCGGCAACGTGGTTGGTCCAAACAGCGCCAGAGCCCACAGTTTAAGCGACGGCATAGTACTTGTAGGCATTCGCAACAAAACAAATCCTCCGCCCTACACCGCCAATGATGCCGTGATGTTAGCCTTGGGCACGGCATCCGTCAAGATCACCACTGCGGGCGTCGTCAGGATAACCAAGGGCTCTGGGTATGTAGAGGTTAATGAAACCGGGATAGTCAAGTTACATGGCGCTTCTGGGGCAGAAGTGGTAGCGGATACCAAAGTAGCAGTATTGGCCGGATCAGCTTCTTTAAGAACTGGCATGGAGCAACTGTGCGACTTGCTAACCAATTTCAAGGACACTGGCGGGCAAACTCCAAACGCGGCAACTCTTGCTGCGATTACTGCAATGAAAACATATTTTCAAACTCTGCTCGCATAATATGCCACAACCATTCCGAGGAATCACCGCCGCAAACGACTGGACCTTTGGGCAAGGCCGCAATTCCTACTTTACAAAGGAGCAGGCAATCGCTGCCGACATCAAAACCTCGCTGTTGTTTTTCTTGAACGACTGTTGGTTCGCCATGACCACTGGCATTGACTGGTGGAACCTGCTTGCCTCGAAGGGTGAAGTCGCAAAACAAAACATCTTGCTCCAAGCTCGGCTTGCGATCATTCAGCGGGAAGGCGTGGTGCGGATTAACTCGGTCGAAGCTGTGACCGACTCAGCACAGCGCCGACTCACCATCAAGTTCAACGTGGACACTATTTACAGCCGAAACCTTACTGGCTACGCCCAGCTCCCATGAACGCAATAACCAACACCGGAATCAGCCTTGATACTCCTGCTGAAACGCTGGATCGGTTTCTGGTAGGCAGCACTGCGTACCCAGGGATGAAGCGGATTTACGGCGACGACATCAACGTCAACCCGAACTCTCCCGACGGGCAATTCATCAACCTCGGAGTCCTGATTACGCAGGATATGCTGCAATTCGTGGCCAGTGTTTACTCCAGCTTTGACCCCGATCAAGCTGTTGGTCGAGGACTGGATCAGCGTTGCGCAATTAACGGTGTTATCCGTCGCGCTGGAACCTACACTTACACCCCTGTCACCGTTACAGCTACCCAAGCTGTTACCCTTGCAGGACTCAACACCGCGCCCGATGCGCCGTTTACCGTCTCCGACGCGGCTGGCAACCGATTCGTCCTTGTTACCACCTACGCTTTTGGCGCAGCGGCCTCGACCTCTCTGGTGTTCCGCGCTCTCAACCTCGGAGCCGTGCTGACCGTCGTCAACACGATCACCGTCATCAATACCGTGACCTTGGGCATCAGCACGGTAAATAACCCTGCTGTCGCTACCACTACCGGCACCAACGAGGAAACGGACGCCGTTCTTCGCCTCCGTCGCGCTCGGTCGGTTGCGCTTGCCAGCAAAGGATACTTCCAAGGGCTCTACGACGCCCTGAGCAACGTGACTGGAGTCACTGACGTGCTTGTCTTGGAGAACATCACAAACACCACTGACGCCAACGGTATCCCCGCCCACTCTATTTGGTGCGTCGTGGCAGGCACCGCTTCTGCGACGGACGTGGCCAATGCCATTTACCTCAAGCGCAATGCCGGTTGCGGCATGAAAGGGGCAATCAGCACCAACGTCACCCAAGCTGACAATTCGTTGTTTGCCGTTCTCTATGACGTTCCGGTTGCGCAAAATTTGTGGATTCGATGCACCGGCACCGCTGTCACCGGTTCCTTGGATGGTGCCTACCTGAAAACCTCACTCTTGGCGGGCCTCTCCTACGGCATAGGGGAAAAAGCGACTTCCTCAGACATCGTTGCCCGATTGCAAGCCCTTGCGCCCAATGGTTCGTTCTCGGTCGAAGGAGTGTCCCTCGACGGCGCTACTTGGACTTCGCTGGTTGCAACAACTGGAGTGAACTATCAATTCGTCCCCGCCTCGGCTCGCACGACCATCACAGTCGTTTAACAAATGAGCCTGACAACCCTGACTGATTACTATGCCAGTTTGCTCGCCTACCAATACCGGGGGTTGCCGAACGCAGACAGGCAAGTAAAGCTCTGGGCCAGTCAGTTTCTTGCCGAGAACCTCGCGGCCTCGTTGCTCACCTGCTTTGACTTGGACACGGCTGTCGGGACTCAGCTCGATGTCCTTGGAAAGTATATTGGGGTTTCGCGCAACATTGGAGCACCAACCCCAACACCGTATTTTGGATTGTGGACCTATGCAGAGACAACCCTGCTCCAAGCCAACTACCAAGGGACTTGGAATCCGACTACAAACACCCCGACAATCACCTCCGCGACGGCAGGACATTGGTGGGTGGCTGACAGCGCAGGAACGGCTACTGCACCCGTGGCAGCAGCCTTTGCTTGCGGAGACGTGTTGCGTGCGTTGGGGTCCACTAGCTTTGTCAACTACACCGACGCGGCTGTCTACCCCTACGGTGGAAACCACCCGAACGGGAATGGATTAACTGGGTACGCCTCAACGGGGATCAATCCGAACGGAGTGTTCTATGATTACTCCTTCGCCGAAGGACAGAACACGTTGCTGTCTGATGCCGCTTACCGTGTAGTCCTGAAGCTCAAAACAATTAACAACGGGGGCCACCATACGACTGCCTCTATCACCAGTTCCTTGTTTGCGATGTTTGGCCCGTCTGTTGCGATGACCGACAACCGGAACATGACAATGAGCTACATCGTGTGGAGTAGTGTCGGGCTGACTGAAGCTCTGTTGCTGGCGTACCTTCCGCGCCCGATGGGGGTGGGCATTACCGTGACAATTATTAACGTCAACCCCACGCCTGGAGTGGGTGAATTGCTTGTCACCGAAGATGGATTCACTATTACCACGGAAGACTCTGACTCGATTATTACTGAACCAACATGAAGACGCTCCTTCGCTCTCTCGTATCTATTGCCCTGCTTGCGACCGCATCCCCGCTTTGGTCCGCTGACGTATCAATAAATTCCCTACCAGCAATCGGGAGTGTCAGCAGCTCGACCGTTCTGCCCGTGGTAGACGTGTCTGGTACGCCAACAACCAAGAAGGCAACTGTCACCCAGCTCATCAACGGTCTGCCTGTCGCGACGGGCAGCACTGTCGGCACCATGTCGGCTGCGGACAAGGCCAAGCTCGACGCCGCCACGGACGCCAACACCGCCAGCGCCATTGTGCGCCGTGATGCCAGCGGCAACTTCACCGCAGGCACTGTCACCGCTGGCACCGTGACCGGATTGGCCAACCCAACCAACGGGTCCGACGCAGCCAATAAAAGCTACGTCGACGCCAGCGCAGCCGGTCTCACCGTCAAGCAAGCTGGACGCGCAGCGACGACCGCCAACGTCACTCTTTCGGGTGGAGCACCCTCAACGCTCGATGGTGTTACGCTTGCTGCTAGCGACCGCATCCTTGTCAAGAACCAGGCTACCAACACAGAAAACGGCATCTATTACGTTGCAACTTTAGGCAGTGGCAGCAACGGCACTTGGACGAGGACCACAGACGCCGACACCGGCGCAGAACTTGACACCGGCACCTACATTTTCATCTCGTCTGGCACCGCCAACGCAAACGCCGCGTACACAATGGTGACTCAAGGACCAATCACTCTTGGAACATCACCCATTGTCTGGGCACTATTCTCACAGGTGACGAGCATCGCAGCTTCCAGCATCACCGGCCAACTGATCGAAAGTCAAATTCAAGACGCAGCGATCAACACCGCCAAGTTTGCCGCTGGCCTGACGCCGGTTGAAATTTTCGGGGTGTTGCCGACCACTGGCAACTTTGCGGGGAGGCAAGTGTTCCTTACCACGGACTCAAAGCTCTACCGATACAATGGGACGGCTTTTACAACGCTGGTTCCGACGGTAGACCTGCAAGGGACGATTACGACGCTCCAGATCGCGAACAATGCTATCACTGCCGGACTTATTGAGGCCAACGCAGTGACCTCGACAAAAATCGCCGATAACGCTATTAGCTCGCCAAAAATCGTCGCGGGCGCGATCACGACGGCCAAAATCCTCGCGGGGGCAGTCACTGCCGACACTATATCCGCCAACGCGATCACCGCAGGCAAGATCGCGGCCAATGCTGTCACCGCAGGCACTGTTGCCGCCAACGCTATCACGGCAGGCACCATTGCAGTCAACGCAGTGACCGCAGGCACCATCGTGGCAGGAGCGGTCAACACAACTGAACTTGCAGCCGGAGCGGTGAATGCTGGTAAGATCGCAGCCGGGGCCGTGACCGCCGACAAGATCACCGTGGCTAACTTCACCGCTGTGGCGGGGAACATTCTCGACCTTACCGCAGGCACGATCCGAGCAGATACGTCAATCACTCTGGGGACTGGGGTCTCTGCGGTTTCAATAACCAACTCTGGACAAACTGTCGGAGGAGGACGGATTAGTTTTTTAGCTGATGGATTAAATCCAAGAATTATGGTCACAGGGAATGGAGCCTATTCTACGTCAGGTTTTCAAATCAATGGAGCCAATGACCCAGTTCCGCCCTTTTTCTCCGCTTTTAACGCCTCTGGTTCTGTTATGAACATTACCACCACCGGAGGTATTGGTCTCTTTCAATCGACTCCAATTCGATTCGGAACTGGGTCTCGAATGGAAAAAATAACCTCGGATGGGTGGTCTCCTCCAGTTTTTGATGGGGACAACACCATCGAGTTTCAATGGAGTGGCGGTTTGAAAGTCCGCATCGACGGAAGCACCGTGTTAAACATCACCACTACCCCTTAATCCCATGCCCTCTATCCCTCGCAAAACCCAGAAGATTTTCGGTGGTTCGCTCACCCCGGCCAACAACGTCGCCGTCTACGGAAGCCTTGCAGCCGGGGCTCCTGCTTACCCCAGCACGATCACCGACCTGACGGCCATCCAATCCGCTGCTTGGCTCCAGGGGCTGACTCCCGCACTCATTGGCAACCGTAGCCCCGCGCTTGAAGACCTTAACGGCGTCTTCTTGGTGCTGTCTCAGCAAATCGCCTACCTGTTGCAATCGGGCATCCCCGAATGGATCGCAACCGAGACCTACTGGATCGGCCAGATCGTGCGCTTTCCAGGCACCGCGCTCTGCTTCACGAGCACGGTAAATAACAACCTTGGC